TCTGATTTCCAGCGGATGGTCAAGAGTGACCTTCAGGACACTTTTTTAAATCTTGATGAGTTTGCAGAGCGGCATAATGTCGGGACAAAGCGTATAACATGCGTAATTGACTCAGACACACTGATTCAGCGGCAGGATAACACGCTGAATCAAGATATTGCAGACTCCGACTTACTTCTTTTCGCCAAGGTGTCTGACTTGCCAAAGAGACAACCGGCAGGGCAGACCATCAACGTAGACGGAAAGCAGTACATTATCACGGACTGGAAAGAGGACATGGGGCTAGCCGAGCTAACCCTCGCTTCCAATCTTTCCATGTGAGGCAGGTGAGCGAAAATAGCTGAAATCAAGACAATCGTTGATGCACTGTACGATGTTCGAGCGTGGTTTGCTGACGAGGTGTGCGCCAAGTGTGAGTTTAAACTCCCATCGAACGAGTTTATGGACGAGGATTATCCATACGAACTTGTCCACCCTAAGGCATTTGCTATGGTCGCTCCAACTGCTGACATGCTGGAAGATGGGGAGCAACCTTATCCGTCTGTCACCATTCGTCTGAGCTCAGGTAAGAATTTAAGCAATGACGACTTGGCACATGGCACGCGCACGCTTGCAATGACGGCGCTGTTTGCGACATGGAACCCAGGCCAACACGGTCAGGACGTTCTAATTCCAAGCGGAGACGGCACATACAAGCACCGGAATGCTTCCTATTTTCAGGAGAATGCGGACGGGTGGCGCGACGCGTGGAATTTTGTTGACACTGCTTTAAACCGTATTGAGTCCGTTGACTATATCGGCGGTCTCTTGGTAGACCAGAAAAAAGGGGTAGACTTCTCAGCTGTTGAAGAAGCCTATCCCTTTTGGTTTGCCCAAATTTCATTCACCCTAGTGACTCCAATCGTGACGAGCCACCTTGAATTAGAAGATTTCCTATAAGGAGGGAAATACATGTCTTATCGCTATGGCACTTATGGCACCTTCGGAAAATCCATTGGTGCAAGTGCTGTGCAGTCTGACACGACAGCGGTCTACTTTGGCACTGCTCCTGTCAACCTTGTAAAAGGCTGGAAAGGCAAGAACATTGTCAACTATCCTGTAAAAATCAACAACCTCTTACAGGCACAGGAGAAGATCGGCTACGCGTCTGACTACGAGAGCTACACCCTCATGGAGGCTGTAGACGTTCACTTTAACAACCCTCTCGGCAATGTCGGCCCTATTTACGTCATCAACGTACTTGACCCGGCAAAGCACAAAAAAGACGAAAAAGGTACGCAGAAGCTCAATTTCAACAACAACACGGCTTCCTTTAAGTCAACTGCCGCTGTTCTTGACACAGTTGCAATCGAAGGCAAGACTCTCGGCAAGGACTTTGATGTAGATTACGACTATTCCACTGCGACCGTTACCATCTCCGGCCTTGGAGAGACGAAACTTGACGGTGAGATCGACGTCACCTACGACGAGATTGACGCAACCAAAGTCACCAAAGAGGACATCATTGGCGGAGTGTCTACGGACGGCAAACGCACCGGCATAGCCGCGCTTGAACTTGTTTACAATGACAACTTTGAGGTCCCGAATCTCCTTGTTGCTCCCGGCTGGTCTCAGATTCCGGAGGTATACACCGCCCTGACTGCGGCCACGTCCAAAATCAACGGCCATTGGGACGCAGTGGCTTATTGCGACATCCCACTTGTCGATGCTGACAAAAACGCCGTTGACACCATCGAAAAAGCAGAGAAGTTCAAGACCGAAAAGGGATATACTTCAGAGCGCGCAAAGGTCTTTTGGCCGATGGCCACCATGACCAGTGGGAAGAATGTTCATATCTCCACTCTGTGGACAGTTGAGCAGATGAGAATTGACGCCGAGCATGACGCCGTTCCGATGGAGACTGCTGGAAACAAGGAAATCCCTGTCATCAAACAGTACTTCGGCGCTAACGCCGTCAACAACGGATTCGGCCAGGACGACGGCTCAGAGCTTTCCAGCAAGGGAATCACAACCGTTGTCGCATGGGGCGGCAAGTGGATTCTCTGGGGCGACCATACAGCGGCGTTTGAATATGGCGCAACTGTGGACAACCGTGACATTTTTGACACGTCAATTCGTATGATGGAGCACATCACAAACTCCTTCCAGCAGTCACATTTTGCAGACATCGACAAGCCGTTTACCGTTGGTCTCCGTGACCAGATCGTAAACGACGAGCAGGAGAAACTTGACTACTACGTTTCTATGGGCGCTCTTATTGGCGACCCAACTGTAGAGTTCAACGAGCTCGACAACACCTACAGCGATGTTGTAAATGGCGTATTTACATGGAACATCCAGATCACGCCTACGCCGATGGCGAAAGCGCTCATCTGCAAGGTCGCATACACAACTGACGGCTTTTCCAGCCTGTATGAGACTGCAGAATAAGGGGGGATAATTCATGGCTATTGGTTCTGTACTTAACTACAACTCCGCGACTGTAGGTACCACTGTGTACCACAACGGCATTCTGATTGCACGTGACGTCAAATTTGAGCTCCCCGAAGTCACGGCATCCACCGCAGACATTCAGGCATCTGGAAAGATGAGCGTTCCGATCCCGTCTCAGCTTGACGACATGGAGTGCAAGATCACGAAAATTGGCGAGGATAAAGGTCTGAAAGCTCTTCTTTCTGCCAACCTCAACGCAAAGACCATTGAGTTTAGATGGGTAGAGGATGAGATCGACCACGCTGGCAAAGTCAACCGAAAGGGTTGTAAGGCTTTTGTCACTGGATATGTCAAGACTTTCCCAGGAATGAGCATTGAGCCAGGTGAGACCACCGAGAACGAGGTAACAATCACGGTTGCCAAGTACAAACTCTTTGTTAATGGCGACCTGTACCACTACATCGACCGATTCAACCACAAGGTCATCATCGGCGGCAAAGATGTATACGCAACGATCAATCCACTTCTGTGATTAATCCGAC